ACAGTTGGTGGAGATTTAGTTAATGATTTAACTCCACAACTTGGTGGAAACCTTGATACAAATACTCATTCAATAGTTACAACTTCAAATGCCAATGTAAAATTATATCCTAATGGAAGTGGTGTAGTTGAAATTGGCGGTGCTACTAACTCAGGTAGGATTCAATTAAACTGTGAAAGCAATTCTCATGGAATTAAACTTGCTTCACCCCCACATTCTGCGGCACAATCTTATACACTAACATTTCCAAGTACAGCACCTACTGATGGAAAAGTTTTACAAACAGATGGCAGCGGCACATTAAGTTTTGCCACACCATCAGTGGCCATCAGCACAGGAGTCACAGGATTGGGCACAGGAGTGGCCACATTCTTAGGCACACCTTCAAGTGCTAATCTTATTTCAGCAGTCACAGACGAAACAGGCACAGGTGCATTAGTATTTGCCACATCACCCACACTGACCACACCAGTGATTGCTTCAATCACCAACACAGGCACATTGACTCTACCCACCACCACTGGCACATTGGGTTATCAAAATTTACCAGCAGTGGGCACCAAGACCAGTTCTTACACACTGGTCACCGCAGATGTGGGCAAATATGTGCAGGTGGGATCGGGTGGTTCAATCACCATACCCAATGCCACATTCGCAGAAGGCGATGTGATAGTGATTGCCAACAATCACTCAGCGGCCATCACCATCACCTGCACCATCACAGACACTTACATTGGCGGCACTGACACAGACAAGGCCACAGTGAGTTTGGCCACCAGAGGAGTGGCCAACATATTGTTCCTTTCAGGCACACGCTGTATCATCACTGGAAATGTAAGTTAAACCATGACTGGCATTCTGTGTTCTATTGCTGGAGCAACCTACGCCGCTGCTGTTAGAACCGCCAAGACTGTCACAGCAGTGGGCAATACCCAAGTCAGCACAGCACAAAGCAATTTTGGTGGTGCAAGTGCCCTATTTGATGGCAATGGTGATAGACTCACAGTGACTTCCGCAGGAGATTTTGGATTCTCAGGTGATTTCACACTGGAAGGATGGTTTAGATTCTCAACTTTATCTTCACAATTCTTTTTATTTGATTTTAGATTGAGCACAGATGGGTCCGTGGTCAAACCTACATTGTATTGGACAAATTCAGGCGGTGCAAACAATTTGCGATATTTTGTGAATGGCGCTGATAGAATCACTGGAACCACTAACGCTTTATCTACTAATACCTGGTATCACATCGCATTGTGTAAATCAGGCACATCAACCAAATTATTTTTGGATGGCACTCAACAAGGAAGCACCTACACTGACACTAATACCTATGTGGATAGCAATTGTGCAATAGGTGATTATGCTGGAACGGGTTATGGTCTCAACGGTTACATAGATGAAGTGAGATTCAGCAACTCAGCAAGATATACCACAACATTTACCCCATCCACTGCCGCATTCACCAACGATGTGAACACTCTGTTGCTGTTGCACTGCAATGGCAGCAACACCACCACTGTGTTCACAGATGACATTGGCACCAATTTTATACCCAGAACACCCAAAACCATCACAGTGGGCGGCAATGCCAAAGTCAGCACAGCACAATCAAAATTTGGTGGTGCAAGTGCCTTGTTTGATGGCACCAGTGATTATCTCAGTGTGCCCGCCATCTCTTCGGATCTAAAATTTGGCACAGGAGATTTCACATTGGAAGCATTTGTGCAACAGAGAATTAGAAGTGATGCAATGACGATCTTTGACACCAGAAACTCAGGCGACACCTCTGGTGGATTCATACTGTATATGCGAGCAGACAACTACATGGAATTATATTGGAACTCTGCTAATGTGAGCAGTGCCAATCCTTTGCCCACAGCGAGCACTTGGTATCATGTGGCCATCAGCAGATCTGGCAGTTCTCTTAAAGTGTTTGTGGATGGCACCTCAGTGATTTCAATCACTGACAGCACCAATCATACTGCCGCAGGACCTTTTATTGTGGGTCAAGACTTTCAATTGACTGCCACACCTGGCAACAGTTGGGATGGTTATATAGATGAAATAAGATTCAGCAACACAGCAAGATACACTGCCAACTTCACAGCACCCACTGCCGCATTCACCAATGACAGAAACACTGTGTTGTTGATACACACAGATGGCACCAACGCACAAACCACATTCACAGATGACAACGGTGTTCGTTCGCCCAAAGGCATAAGTGCCATAGGCAATGCCAAAGTCAGCACAGCACAATCAAAATTTGGTGGTGCAAGTGCCTTGTTTGATGGCACTAATGATGGTCTTTCAGTTGACAACAGTGATTTTGCATTTGGCACCAGTGATTTTACCTATGAATGCTTTGTAAGAGTTGCAGACACCAATGCTTTTATGTTGTTTGATGGAACCAATCCTACAGGCAGCAATAATGCTGTGTCAGTTTGGGCACAATCAGGAGTGCTCAACGTGTATTCAGGTGGTTGGACGCTGCAAGGGGTAGGAACCATTAACAACAATACTTGGTATCATGTGGCCGTTTCACGCAGTGCTGGTAATTTAAAAGCATTTATAGATGGCACACAAGTGGGCACAACACAATCATTCTCAATTGATTTTACACAAAGTATTTTGCACATGGGCAAAGCTAGGATAGATGCTGGTTATGATGGCAATGGATACATGGATGAAATTCGTGTGAGCAGCACAGCAAGATACACTGCCAACTTCACAGCACCCACTGCCGCATTCACCAACGATACCAACACGTTGTTGTTGATACACGCAGATGGCACCAATAATGCAACCACGTTTACGGATGACAACGCATAAACCATAAATATCAAAGGAGAACACACATGCCCACATGGCCCTCAGCAACCAAAGCAAGCACCGCAAACGTGGATGCTGGCACAGATCAGATCAGTCTGGCCCGAGCAGACATCAAACAGAACATAGACAATGTGAATGACATCATAGACACGTTGAATATTGGGTCACCCACCAATGGTGATCTCATGCAATACAGCAGCAGTACCACCAAGTGGGAGAAGGTCACCGCAGGCAGTATACAACAGACTCAACAGCTGGTGATTCCATTCACAGGATTTGTGGTCACAGAAGCAGCAGCAGATGGAACTACCAGTTCAGCAGGTGCAGAGGCAAGAAAATTTAGACAGGTGCTGTTGGGTGGCGCATATTATTTGAGAGGCGCTGGCATAGCACCCGCACTCACAGCAGCAGCAAGCACCTATGGCAGCATCATAGGTGCTTCCGTCACACGTGCCACGCCCACATTGGTGGAACCCACAGGATATTCATTCAATCTTTCTAATGGCAACTTTGCTGGCAATATCACCAACGGTCAAGTAAACAGCACAGGTTTTTTTAGCTTCATCACCAATTTAGGTTCTGGCAGCAGCAGTGCTGGTCGTTGCTGGTATGCCACAGGATACGACAATTATGTGACTTTGCCCACGGGCAGCTACACTGTGGAGATACGCACTGCCAACACCAGCAGCAGTGCTTGGACCAACACTCACACATATCAATCTTCTTTGAATTCAAACAATGACACCATTGACAACATGAGTGTGTACAATCGCACCGATCAGGCGTTTATCACACCTCAAAACGAAGCACAGTTCACACCCAGTGATACTTCATTGAATCCTGCCACATGGCCAGTGAACACCATGCAGGTGATCACACTTGCCAGCACCAAGGATATACAATTTGTGAATCGTGTGAATCCCAACACCATAAACACTTCCACACAAGACGCTTTGGGTATTTTTGTTAACACCGGGGGAGAAAGTTACACATCTGGTGATCTTACACCACAAAGCAGCGGCACCATATGGCATTTTTTTAAAAACAGTGCTTACATTCCTGCCAAACTGGGATGGGTCACACTGGTGCCCAACACTTGGATTGTGATTACAAAATTAAGTTAAACACAATGAAACACACAACAACCATAAATAAGCATGTTCGAACACGACAACACAACCTTATAAGGAGAAATTAAATGTCAAGTTTTGCAGACTACACAGAAAACCGCACATTGGACTTTTGGTTTAAGGCCAATTCATTATCCACCACAGCACCCAGCACAGTGTATGTGGGTTTGGCCACCAGCACACAATCAGCTGGTGACACACTGGCAGATTTGGAGGAGAACATACAGGATGACGAAGTCAGCGGCAACGGATACAGCAGACAATCAGTAACTTTTGCGGCAGCATCAGGCGGATCAATCAGCACCAATGCCACAGTGACTTTCACAGCATCAGGTGGTGCCTTTGGCACAGTGACTCATTGTTTTATTGCAGATAATTCCACTGGGGGCCAAATACTCGCGGCGGGCGCTTTGACCAGCAGCAAGGTGATCTCTAATGGAGACTCTCTACAAATAGCATCGGGCAATCTCACAGTAACCCTAGCATAATCGGAGCACGCGAGTGGCCGACATACTGTACGTCATTGACGGATATGTAGATCCAGGTTATGTGGTGGCCACCAGAGATGTCTCTGTCACATTCATCAGCAACAGCACAGGTCAATGGCAGGACATGGGCACCTGGCAAGAACCAGGTCAAGAAGTTTGGCAACCATTCATTGCCACTGCTATCACACAGCAAGGATTTGAACCTGTCACCCTATCTGCCACCAGCACATTCACATCCACTGCCACAGTAACCGTCACGGTTACTCTTGCCGCGCAGAGCACCATGGATGTCACTGCCAAATTGGTGGGCGATGGCGCCACCATCAAAGTGAGTTCAGGCACACTCATAGCGTCGGGCACACTGCAGAGCACAGGTGCCAGCACCATTAGCAGTGTCACTCAGATGCAGACTGCGGAAAATCATATTGAAGTCAGCAGCAGCACCATTCAAGGCACCACCACACACATCACCACGGCCACATTGAATGCTGTGAGCAGCAGCAGCGTGGTCAGCACAGCACAGGTAATCAGTGCCATCACCGTGGGCACACAATTGCAATTTCAAGCTCAGACCACAATCACTGTGGTGGCAGGCGTCACTGCCAGTGCTCAATTGGACAGCATCAGCAGCACCACTGCCACTGCCACAAGAATTAGAAACGCTGACACCCAATTCACAGCAATCAGCACAGTGAGCGGCACAGGTGGCACCACACAGCAGGTCACAGTGAGTTTGCCTGCAGTGACCAGCATCTTGGGCACATTGATTGCCTACAGTGTGGATCCTGAACGCATATTGCGTATCTTAAGTGAAAGTCGTATAAATATGATTACTGAAGAAACCAGAGCACAACAAATCTTAAGCGAGACACGCAACCTGGTGGTACAGCACACACAATTGGTGGATATTGCTGGCACACCGATAGACAGGAGAGAAGGATAGATGGCCACACTCACAGGATTCAAAACAGACAACGTGGGCACCTACATCGACAAGGATCCCTATGCCATACTGGATTACAGTTTAGATTTTACCAACTGGATGCCAGCTGGTGACACCATCAGCAGCATCACAGTCACAGCACAAAGCATCACAGGTGATGCCACTCCCTTGACCATCAACAGCAGCACCAACACCAGCTATGTGGTCACAGCAATCATAGGTGGAGGCACAGCGGGCAAGATTTACAACATTGAATACAGAATAATCACTGCCAACGCCAAACGCGACAGCAGAAACATCAGAATCAAAGTGATAGAAAGACAAGCATAATGAGTGAAGACACACCCGCACAACCACGCAAAGGCAAAGTGGACAAAGAGTTGGTCTACAAACTGGCCTGCATTCAATGCACACCAGAAGAAATTGCTGAAGTGGTGGGCATGAAAACTTCTGCTCTCAAAAGAAAATTCAAATACATTTTGGCCAAAGGCAAAGAAGCTGGCAAGAAATCGCTGCGTAGGGCCATGTGGGAGAAGGCCATCAATGGTGACACTCGTGTGCAAATCTTTTTGAGCAAACAATATTTGGGCATGAAAGAAGTGCCTGAAGACACCATCAACAAAGCACCTCTGCCTTGGAGTGATGATAAAATTTAATTATGCCCCTAAGCAAACCTCAAGAAACCATCTGCAACAACGACGCAAGATTTAGAGTGGCAGTGACTGGCAGACGTTTTGGCAAAACCTATGTGGCCATTAGAGAATTGAGCAGAGCAGCAGCACTGCCAGATCAGGAATGCCTTTTCCTTGCCCCTTCCTACCGTATGGCCAAAAATTTAGTTTGGGATCAAATCAAAGACAAATTAAAAAATTTAAGATGGGTGGATCAAACCAACGAAGCAGAATTGACCATTAGATTGAAATCAGGATCCAAAATATATCTCAAAGGTGCTGAAAACAAAGATTCACTGCGTGGCGCAGGTTATAACTTTGTGGCATTGGACGAGTTTCAAGACATGGATCCCACTGTGTGGACTGAAGTGTTGCGACCCACACTGTCAGACAGACAGGGCAGAGCACTGTTCACAGGCACACCCAGAGGTGTAGGTTCATTCAGTTATGAAATGTACACCATGGCACAGAGCACCAAAGATTGGGCCAGTTTCAAATACACCACAGCACAGGGTGGCAATGTGAGTTTGGATGAGATTGAACAAGCACGCAGAGATTTGGATCTCAAAACATTTGAACAAGAATATCATGCCACATTCAACACCTATTCAGGCATGGTGTATTACAATTTCAGCAGAGATGAAACCATTAAAAAAATTGATGTAAGTCACACACCAGAAATACATTGTGGCATTGACTTTAACGTGGATCCATTGAGTGTGGCCATTGCTGTGATTCAAAATCATAATATTTTATTCATAGATGAATTGGTGATGAAAGGCAGCAACACAGATGATGTGTGCGATGAATTGAAAAGACGCTATCCCACTGCAAAAATCATCATGTATCCAGATCCTGCTGGCAAGGCCAAACACACCGCATCAGGTGGCAGATCAGATCACAGCATTTTGAGAAATGCAGGATTTCAAGTGAATGTGCGTCACGTTCACACTCCAGTGCGAGACCGAGTGAATTCTGTAAATAGTAAATTAAAGAACGCCAAAGGAATACGCAGCATGTTCATAGATCCCAAATGTCGTCAAATCATCAAAAGTTTAGAAAGACTCACATACAAAGAAGGCACATCAGTGATTCACAAGGATGGCGAACACGATCATATGGCAGATGCTGTGGGTTATCTCACAGATTTCATATATCCAATCAAACCAGAAATTAACACCAATCAACCCATGCGTTGGGCATTTGGTGGCACCACATCAACAGGGAGAACACAATAATGGCCATAATCAGAGACAGAATAATCAAAGGCAACAATGAGAATCTCAGTGTGGATTACATTTTGGCGTCACACTCTGCGTTCAAAAGATATCTCAACAGATGGATGTTTCTCAGTGATTCATATGTGGGTGGTTATGAATATTTCTTAGGCAAATATCTAGAACCCTACAATTACGAGAGCAGAGCAGATTACGAAAAAAGATTGCGACAGATTGGATTGGACAATCACGTGAAAAGTGTGGTGAGCATTTACAACAGTTTCTTATTGAGAAAAGAAGTGGACAGAGATTACGGCAGCATTCAATCAGATCCTCAATTGCAATATTTTTTAAATGATGCTGATTTGGACGGCAGGAATTTTACAGCATTTTTGCGTGATGTATCAGCATACGCCATGGTGTATGGCAATGTGTGGGTGATTGTGGACAAACCCACCACAGAGGCCTACACCAGAGCAGATGAATTGAATCAAGGCATACGTCCTTATGTGAGTTTATTCACACCAGACAATGTGTTGGATTGGAAATATGAACGCCAACCCAACGGTTACTATCAATTGACCTATCTCAAAGTCAAAGAAGAAGTGATTGATCGCACTCAGTATGTGAGAGAATATACTGCCACAGAAATCAGTGTGTACAAAATCAATGGTCATGATCGCAAAGGCAGTTATGAATACACCATACCCAATCAATTGGGTCAGATACCCGCGGTGTGTGTGTATAACCAACGCAGCAACATCAGAGGTATTGGTGTGAGTGCTGTGGCAGATATTGCTGACATACAGAAAGAAATATTTGAAATGTCATCAGAGATTGAACAAATCATCAGATTGACCAATCACCCATCACTGGTCAAAACAGCAGATGTGGAAGCAGCAGCAGGTGCTGGCGCCATCATACAGATGCCACAAGGCATGGATCCCAACCTAAAACCATATCTGTTACAACCCAATGGCAGCAGTATCGAGAGCGTGCTGAATGCCATACAGAAAAAAGTGGACAGCATTGACAGAATGGCATGTTTGGGCGGCATCAGAAGCATTGAGTCTCGCAGAATGAGTGGCATAGGTCTGCAGACTGAATTTCAATTGTTGAATGCCAAACTTTCTGATTTGGCAATGAATTTGGAATTTGCTGAAGAACAAATTTGGAGATTGTGGGCCCGCTATCAAGGCAAAGTTTGGGATGGAGAAATTGAATACAGCAGAACATTCTCCGTGCAGGACAAGAACAATGATATTGCCATGCTGAAGATGGCCAAAGATTCAAACATCGAAAATCCTATCATCAAAGCAGAAATTGACAAAATGATCTATGAAACTCTCACAGGTGAAACCTATGAAGGTTCATTGGAATCAGCGGAAGCACAAGAATCCACACAAGAAATTGAGCAATTATCTGCAACCGTCACAGACGCCAGCACACAATCAGATTCTGAAGACGAAATTATCAGTTAAAGATGGCCAATTACAAAAAAACAGATAGAATCAGTGCTCACGAAAAGATCTGCGCCGAAAGAATGAAAACACTGATCCGAACCATAGACGAAATGAAAACCGAACTCAAAGACATGCGTGTGGAGATCAAAGATCTGCGTGTGGACATGAGCAAAGGCAAAGGTGCCATCATGCTGCTGATCATATTGGGTGGAGTGATAGGCACCATCATCAGTGTGCTGAAATTTTGGAAATAATCATAGTTTGAAATGGTTAAAAAAATATATCAAAATCCCCGAGGTGGTCTGAATCAACGAGGTAGAAATTTTTTTAGAAGGACCACAGGTGCAAAATTAAGAGCACCATTGAGATCAGGCACTTCACCACGCCGAATCAGTTTTGCTGCAAGGTTTGGTGGCATGAGTGGTGGCATGGGCACACGCAGCAATCCCAGTAGATTAAAATTGGCACTGCAAAGATGGGGATTCAGCAGCAAGGCAGCAGCAAGAGCATTTGCCAATAGACACAAAAAATCATAGTTAGATTGCACCTAAATCACCACAAAACACAGTACAGATACCATTTGTGCTAAATAAGCACATCACTGCACAAGCAGGGAGTAGACTCAACTCAAACCAAGAGGTAATACAATGAACGCAGAAAACGCGGTAAAAGACTCTCAGAAAACTGTTCAATCTGAACCTATCAAGGTGCAACAACAGGCGGACAACCCAGACACAAATTCTAAAATGTTGACACAAGAAGAAGTCAACAAGATTGTGGCAGAACGTGTAGAAAGAGAAAGATCCAAGTTCGAGAAGAAATTCGCGAACATAGATCCAGATCACTACAAACAACTGGTGGAAGAAGCTGAACAAAAACGTCAAGCTGAATTACAAAAGCGAGGCGAGTTTGAAAAACTGTTGAAGGAACAGGCGGAGAAATTCTCCAACAAGATCCAACAATACGAATCAGAACTGACCACTATCAAAGTTGACGGCACACTGTTGTCGGCAGCATCTGAAAACCGTGCAATCAATCCACAACAAGTGGTGCGATTGCTCAAAGATCAGATCAAGCTGAACGAAGCAGGCGCTGTGGACGTGCTGGACAGTCAAGGCAAGGTGCGATATGACGACAAGGGCAACCCTATCAAAGTGTCACAACTGGTCACAGAATTTCTGGATGCCAATCCACATTTTAAAGCAGCTGGACCGCAAGGTTCTGGCACTGGCAATGCGGTGGGCAAACAGGCGTCGGTGGTTGAAACAGACATAACCAAACTGAACATGAACAACCCGGCCGACCGAGCACAATACAAAAAAATACTCCAAGGCAAGGGCGTTCGCATTTAACTTAAGGAGTTAAAATGGCAGATGAAGTAACAGCGTCGGTCCTCTCGGAACTCTACGCAAATATTGTGCAGTCAGCAATCTACACGCTGTCTGAACAAACAGTAATAAGACCCTTGGTGAGCAACTATGACCTTAGTGGCACACCAGGATTAACAGCACAAATCCCAATCTTCCCAGCGGTTTCTGCATCAGCATTGACTGATGGCACTAATATCGCTGCGAACACAGCGTTCAACACCACAAAAGTTGACGTGACTTGTGCTGAAATTGGCGCCATGATCACATTGACTGATCTAGGTAGAGAATCAGCAGCACAAGATGTTGCGGTTGCTATCGGCAGACAATTGGGTGCTGCAATGGCCACCAAAGTTGACACTGACTTGGCAAACTTGTTCTCTGGTTTCTCACAATCAGTGGGATCAGGCAACACTGAATTAACAGCAGACTTGTTCTTCAAAGCAGGTGCACTATTAAGAATAGCACAAGCTCCGGGGCCCTTTGTCTCTGTAATCCATCCAGGCCAGGCGTATCAATTACGCAAGGTGCTTACAAACGCAGGTGCAAACGTGATCAACCACAATCTATCAGATGTAGGCAATGAAGCGTTGAGAACTGGGTTCATTTCCACCATCAATGGAATCAGCATATTTGAATCCACAGTGGTGTCAGGCACTTCAGACGGTGCATTTGTGGGAGCAGTAATGAGCTCACAAGCGCTTGCTTATGTGTTGAAACGTTCTATGAGAATAGAAGAGCAAAGAGATGCGTCATTAAGAGCTACAGAATATGTGGGTTCTATGGCGTACGGTGTATCAGAATTGATTGACTCTTACGGAGTGAAATTGATTGCTGACAACAGAACATCTAACTAATAAATTAGTCAGTTGTATAAGAAGGGGCCTGCAAGGGCCCTTTCTTGTTTATAAAATGTCAGATAGATAAATAACATTCACAAACGGTTCACAGGCAGTACCTGTAACCCTACACAAGGAAGTACCTTTATGGGGATTACCCTCGCGACTATAGAACATGTCAAGGAATACGAACCTGACATCTTAAATTATGGCATAGCTGACTTCACAGCTGAATTATCCAAAGCACAATCAGACGTATTGAGAGATCTGCGCATCAGATGGTGGCCCACACAACAGATAGGCCTATTTGATATCAAAGTTTTGGGCACTGGACAGCAAGAACCCGACGAAGACCTATACACCACAGCACAATTAACACGTGCCACGGTGTATCAGGCATTGGGTTTCCACATCTATCCCAAACTGGCAAAATTTGAACCAGATCTGGATTTATTTGAACGCAAAATGGAATTCTATCGCAAAGAGTACGAAAGAGAATTCGATCTTGTGTTGAGAGACGGAGTAGAGTATGATTTGGACAGTTCGGGCACAGTGACAGATTCCGAAAAACAACCTGAATCATTCCTACGCCTCAAAAGGTAAGGAATGAGCAACAGAGAAGACATCACAGTCAATATCATACAGGTTTTGTCAGACATGACACCACCCAGACCCGCTTTCATCACACGCGAACCATTTGACGTGAACAAATTGGCCATCACACAGTTTCCAGCACTGCTGATCACCACTGGCAATGAAACACGCACGGACATCAGCATGGGCGGAGCAAGACGTGGTGTGATAGAAGTGAACATCAGAGGTTTTGTGAGATCCGACGGCAGAGTAGGGCAAATACAAACCGTGGATCAAAAACGCAACGAAATGATCGAACGCATAGAAGAAACTCTCAACACTCAAAGAAACAGAGAATTGGGAGCAACCAGAGCAGCAACCACACTGGTGCGTTCGGTAGAAATTATAGAAAGGACTCCACCGTTGGGTGAGTTTTTGATGATTGCAGAAGTGCAATACTCATTCACCATCAGTGCAGTGTAATATATGAAGATATTTTTTTCCCAACCAAAAGAAAAAAATTCAGTGCCCAAACGCCCGCGATTGCAGGCCACAGGCATACTGATCAAGGATTGGCGCAATGTAAAACAGCGTCAAGTAAACAACAACATTAAACCAAAGGAGTAACAACATGGCAACATTAACAGGACAACTGGGCCAAGTAAAAATCGGCAACGATTCAGCAGGCGCAGAAACTGCCATAGCAGAAATCAGATCATGGACAGTGGAACACACCAAAGAAGTGATCGAGAACACTGCAATGGGAGACACCAGCAGAACATATCTCAACGGATTATTGGATTTCACAGGATCTATGGAAGTGATCTATGACACAGGTCATACAGCAGCAACCAAAGCATTCTCTCCAGAATCAAACGACGATTTGTTTGTGGATTTTATTACCAGCTCAGCAGCAGGCAGTCAAAAATTCTCTGGACAAGTGATTGTGACATCAGTGTCAAGAACAGCATCTTATGATGATTTAATCACTGCCACAGTGAACTTTCAAGGCACTGGCGGATTAATCACAGGCACCGTATAACATGATAAAAATTACAGTAACTAACGCTAACCAACTGATGCAAGATTTGAAGAGTCAATCAAAAAAATTGCTTGAAAAAATTAGCACAGATGTGTTGGTTACTGTAAAAAAATACACACCAATCAAATTAGGCACAGCAAGGCAAGGATGGCGCATGATGCGCAGCAGCAAAGGCAACAGCATCATAAACCGTGTGCCATACATAGGCAGACTGGAAGAAGGATCCAGCACACAGGCACCCAACGGAATGATAGAACCAACCATTAAAGAAATATCAAAAAGGAGATATAGATGAGTATATTAGATAATGCCAAAAAACATTTTACGTCGCAGTTTAATCAAACGTTAAAAAAAATGACAGTGCCAGAATGGCAAACTGACATTTATTACAGACAAACCAATTCATTTGCAACAGAAAGTCGCATAATTGAATTGCAACAACAAGGAAAAACCGTTGAAGCATTGGTTGAAAGTGTGATTGCAAAATCATTGGACCCAGAAGGCAAACCCATGTTTAACAAATTTGACAAGTTTACATTGATGAACGAGGTTGATCCTAAAGTTTTGTTAAAGGTCGCATCTGTTCTTAACAGTCAAGAAGAAATGAATTTGGATGAACTAAAAAAAAACTAAAAGAGGACAGAGAAGCAATGTTCTTGTTTTTTTTGGCAGAAAAACTACACAAGAGCATTGAAGAGGTTATGCAGTTCTCTGTCCAGGAACTAAAGTTATGGAGCGCTTATTATGAGCTCCAGTATGATGAACAAAAAAGGGTAATGGAAGATGGCCGAGCAAAACATAGTATTAAACGTCATAGATAATACAGCGCGTGGTCTGAGCACGGTACAGCGAAACCTTGCCAACCTAAACCGAGGTTTGTTGGGCGTGAACAGACTCGCCGCACTTGCAGGTGCTGCCATTGCTGCCATAGGCGCCAAAGTCACACTCAAAGGCATCATAGAAACCAGCACCAACATGGACAAACTCAAAGTCAGTTTGTCCGGAGTGGAAGGCAGCGCTGAAAAAGGTGCTGTGGCATTTGATATCATTAGAGGTGCTGCCAATAAAACAATTTTTACCACAGATGAATTGGGCAAGTCATACACACAATTGCGCAATGCAGGCATCTACCCAAACATTGCGCTATTCAAAGAATTCAGCAACGTGGCAGCAATCAGCACCAATAAAACTGATGCACTGGAAGAAATTACCAAATTATACAGTAAGGCCATGCAGGGTGGTGGGGTTGAGCAGAAGTCACTGAACAAACTTGCTGAAATGGGCATACCAGTTTTTGACGTGTTAGGCAAACGCCTTGGCATGAGCAGAGAGCAGATTGTTAAATTTGCTGACAGTGCTGAAGGTGGCAGGATTGTATTGGACAATCTAGCAAAGGGTTTGGGTGAAAGATTTGGCAGCGCTACCAATCAATTCAACAACACACTGGCAGGCAGTCTTGCTGAATTACAAAAGAATGTTTCCAATGTGCAACAGGCGTTGGGTGATGCAGGACTCAGCGGAGCATTCAAACAAATCATAGACAGGACCAACGAATTTATCAAAAACAATCCTGAATTAATCAGACAAATAGGTGAAGGTCTGGGCAGAGCTATGCTGGTCGCTGCGGCAGCAGTTGAACTGGTTGTGAAGAACATTGTGTTCTTGGGTGGTGCGTTCATAGCATTCTTTGGATTGAAAATCGCTGTCAACGTGTTGCAGATAGCGCTGGCATTTGGTGGAGGACTTGTGAAGGCAGTTCGCGCTGCGGCAGCTGCAATAATATTTTTAAGCAGAGCAGCGTTGGCCAATCCATTGATACTTGGCGCCACACTGATTGCTGTGGGCATTGAGAAACTCACAGGTGCATTCAGCAAATTGTTGGACACAATTGTTGAATCAGAACCATTTGAAGACATGACTGATTATCTCAAAGATTTGGCCAAGCAAGTGGGCATTGACATCAGCAGTTTTGAAGACTTCAAAAATCAAGTGAATGCTGCCAAAAACGCTGTGCAAGGATTCAATAAAACACAGAGAGATGGCAAAGATACCAAGGATCAAACCACAGCAACCAAAAAAGTTGAACTTTCATTGATGCAAAAAATTGAGCTGGCGTCCAAAAATACATTGCTGAATTTTAAAGCGCAAAACGATCAATTGATTAAAAATTTATTGAATTTAGACAGCATAGGTGTGTTGTTGATTGATACCATAAACAGAGGCATAAAAGGATTTGCAGATGGTCTGGCACGAGCATTGGTTTATGGAGAAAAAATCAAAATTACTTTTGCTGAAATAGCAAAAGAATTTGTAACCAAACTCATAAGTGGTGTGATTGAATTGGGCATAAGATTATTGTTACAAATTGCTTACACAAAAATATTAGATTATATTGAAAAAAGAAGAAATGAAAATGCAGCAATACAAGAAAATTTAATCAGAAGACAAAACACTGCGTTGACACGTCAAATTGCTTTGCAGGCAACACTTGCTGCCTTTGGCGGAGGTGGTGGTGGAGGATTTGGTGGTTTCCTTAGTTTATTTGGATTTGCAGATGGTGGCACCATTCCGGGCAGCAGACCCTCTATTGTGGGTGAGCGAGGACCAGAACTATATGTGCCTCGACAAACTGGTACAATCATACCAAACGAAAATCTCAACATGGGCAGCACAACTGTGAACTTCAATATTAGCACAGTGGATGCAGATGGATTTGATGAAATATTGATCAATCGCAGAAGCACCATAGTGGGCATCATCAACGAAGCAACCAACAAACGCGGCAGAGTAGGAGTGACACAATAATGGCCAACATAGGTTATCTCAACGGAGCATCGGCCACACTGGCCACAGACATAGGATTCACAGCAGTTAATTTCCAACAGAGAAACATCACCAAGATCACACAGACTCAGAGTGGCAGATCGGTGCGTGTGAGCACGGCCACCACACTGTGGGCAGGCACTCTGCAATTCGTGCCAGGCACTCAGGCAGAATACAGACCCATACAAGCATTCTTTGCCAAAGCACGCGGACCTCTCAATGATTTTTATGTGCAGATACCAGGTGTGAGCAATTTTATTGGCACTGATGGACCCAGCACATTGCAAGTGAACACATTGGCCGCAGTGGGTGCCACTTCGGTGGTTGTGAACAACATCAGTGGTCCAGCTTCTGTGATAAAAGCTGGCAATGTGATTCAACTTGCTGGACATGACAAAGTTTATATGGTGGTGGCAGATGTGACTGCTTCGCCAGGCACCAGCACTTTCACTGTGGAACCCCCCATTATCACACAGACTTCTCCAGGTGCTGCAATCACTTACAAAAACGTGTATTTTAAAATGTTTGCCACCAGTGATTTGCAAGAGTTTCAATACACCAATGATGGATTGGTAGCATACAGGGTGGATGTACAGGAGACTATCTAATGGTGAGGAATCTTACCACAGATCAAAATGTTTATCTTGCTGGCAACAGCATTATCAGTGTGCTGTTGATAGACATAGGCATGGCCAATGGCAGCACCACTAGATACACAGACGCTCCTTACAATATCACTTTCAACTCTAACACTTACACTGCTCAAGGAGCTTTTCTAAATGTCAGCGAAACAGAAGAGAATGCTGATGTGCAGATTGTGAGTGCCACCATCACACTGAGTGCTCTGAATGTTAATGATGTGACGTCATTTGCCACCAGTGCTCAGATTAATCAGTTGGTGACCATTCGCAGAGGATTCATCAATTTCAGCACCAATCAATTGATAGGTGATTCAGCAGGTGAAAATGCTATTACCATATTCAGAGGCAGAATCAGTGGATACAGTGTGAGAAATGATATCAACACAGCAGAAATAACCATTCAGATCAGCAGTCAGTTCATCAATTTTGACAAGCGATCAGGTCGCCGAACCAATCAGGGCAACTTTCAAGTGGAGCACCCCACAGACCAAAGTATGGAATTCAGTGCTGTGACTCTCAAAGATATCAGATGGGGCAAAGTATAATGATACATCACATAAGAGTATTACAACCCAAAGAAATCAATAGATTGATGCCCATCATACACGAGCACGGCAAGAGTGCTGAATTGGCCTCACATGATCCACTGGATGAAAAAGTTTGTTTTGATAGATTGAGACAGGCCATGATTGATCCAAATTTTAGAATATTTGTGTGCGAACAAGATCAACAAATTGTGGCCTATGCTGTGGCGCAGGTCAGCAAAAAATTATACAATGACACAGTGATAGGCAATGTGGTGATGTTTTTTGTGCATCCAGAAGCACGTCAAAAAAGTTTATCTGATCAGATGTGGGAGGCCTGTGAAGATTTCTTCTATGCAGCTGGTGCCAAAATGATGCAGGCCATGTGTGTGGCACACACAGCAGAATTCAAACCCACTGTGAGATTTTTGGACAGAGCACAGTCGTTCTATCGCAGCAAAGGTGCTGATTGTGTGGGATATATTCATATGAAAGGATTGTCATAATGGGCGGAGTGGTAGATGCCATAGTTAAACCCATCGCCAAGGTGTTCAAAAAGGTGGTGGGATTTGTGGGAGATTTCTTTGGATTCAACATCAAACCCATGGGCGCACCTGATGTGGGTGATGCTGCACGAGAACAAGGTGTGCTGGTGAATAAATTCGGCACCAATGAACAGATACCTGTGATCTATGGTTTTAGACGCGTGGGTGGCACCATCATATTTGTGGAGACCAACGGCACCAGCAACAGCTATTTGTACGTGTGCTATGTGGTGTGTGAAGGCGAAATTGCTGGCATAAAAAAAATATTAATAGATGATGAAGCATTGCCACAACCTGCAGCAGGCACTTATGCAGTGGGCACAATCATAGATGTGACTGAAGGCAAATACGCAGGGCGTTGTCAATTGCAGGTATTCACAGGCACAGAAAATCAATCACAGAGCACATTACTGAATCAAACACCCAGCTGGCCTACAAAATCTAGAACATTGCCGGGTGTGGCCTATGTGGCCATGAGATTTGAATGGCGCACCATTACCACACAAGCAGAAGCAGATGCCAACCCTTATCAAGGTGGTGTGCCCACTGTGCAATTTGATGTGTGTGGCCGAAAAGTTTTTGATGTGACCACTCACACCACAGGTGCTCAATTGAGTGCAGTTTATGGCAGTCTCACCAAGACCTATACTGGTGTGGAAGGCACCAATCCTGCCAATTGTTTGCTGGATTACATGATGAATCCCAGATATGGTTGTGGCATCAGCAGAGATGAAATTGATGCTGACAGTTTCAAAACGGCAGCAACCAAATTCAATCAAACAGTGACCTATTTTGCAACCACCACTGGACAGGCCATGACCTGTTGTGCTGTGATGGACACCAAACAAAAATTAATTGACAATGTGAAAGTGTTGGTGGGTGGATGCAGAGGCATGATGCCATATGTGCAGGGCAGATACAAATTGATTGTGGAAGATGGTGGCAATGCCACAGATATTACCAGTGCCACAGTGAGCATTGCTTATGATGTGGACAAATCAGAGATTGTGGGAGGCATCACACTCACAGGTGAAACCAAAGGTACCAAATACAATCAAGTGATTGTGAATTATGTGGATCCCAACATAGATTTCACTGTGCAACAAGCTGTGCATCGTGTGAGTGGAGATTTGACAGTGGATCAAGATGAAGAACTCACAGGTGAATTCACATTCGGCACCATCAGCAGTGCTTACATTGCAAAATTTATGGCCGAAAGCATCTACAAAAAAAGTAGAAATCAATCTGGTATTGAATTTATTGCCACACAAGAATTGATAGATGTGATACCTGGTGACATCATACGCATCACTGACAGTGTGTTGAATCTCAGCAACAAAACATTCAGAGTGATCAATATGAAATTGAATGTGGATGGCACGATCAGTATAAGTTGCACTGAACACGTGGCCACCAATTATCCCTATGTGCCGGGTCCGCAGATAGACATACCACCGCCGGTGTTTTTGCCAGAAAATCCGCCACCACCCACACCTCCTGCTATTGTTGTGCCACCCCTACCACCCACACCGCCACCACCGCCACCACCACCACCTATCAGATACATTCAGGGTTGGGTTATTAAAACTAACCCATCTCAACTGGATGCATACACAGCATTGAATCCTTGTGTGCGAAGAATTTCTCCATCCAGTGATTGGTTGAGTCAATATTCACAAGGATTATTTACATTTGTTAAAAATGGCGATGGCACTGCTCAGGGATATCCATTTTATGGAGCAAGAACCACATCACTAAGATTTAGACAACCCATATCCACATTGGTCAATCGTGTGATCATTGATGTGTTTCAAGGCAACACATTGGTGGTAAAAAAATCACTGCCATTTACCTATGTTAATGGCAATAACATTGATGAACCAATAGTATTGGCCAAAAGTTATAGATACAAAATAAGATACATGGGAGAAACAGAATTTAGAATTGGTGGAGATTTGAGTCTTGCTCCAATTGGTTTTACAGGTTACACCTACAGCATAGCTGGCAGCACCATCACAGATTACAGCATTGAAGGTTATATCAATTACATTGTGGATACCAATCCCAATGTGCCCGCCACAGGTGGCAGTCAGAGTTTGGGAGGTTAAAGATGCCAGGCACAGGATATTTCGACAAATACAACAACACCTATCTCAGTAAGGGCACTGAAACTTGGAGCAGTTATGCCACATGGAGTGCATTCACCAGTTGGCAGGGCACACCCAGCAGCACACTCACCTACACCACCATTGTGCAGGACACAGGCACTGTGGATTGGTTTAATTTGCTCACTGAAGTGCAGGCCAGTCTTCCTGTGACCACCGTGATCAGAGCAGGCACTGCTGTGGACAGCGCAGGATCAATTGTGTCTCCAACCACCACCACCATTCACCCCAACACCGCCACAGTGTCCGCTGTGTATGGCAGATATTTTGAAGCGGATATCACACTCACACAGGACAGTGCGGGTCAAGCAGCACCTGAGATTCAATCTGTGGATTTGCGTTTCAACAATCGTGCAGAAACCATCAGCAAAGCAGACATTGACACCAGCACACTCACAGGTTCAGTGGGACTGCGCAATCTTACATTTGATATCAATGTGGGCAAAATCAAAAACATACTCACACAAGCACACGCCCAAAGTTTGGGTGATTCAGCACAGGACAATGAAGTTCCTTTGGTCTTGGTAGATAAAAGCAGCACACCAGTGGTGTTGAATATATATGATGCTGACAGCTACGGCAAAAGACGCAGAATAGACTGCAGATTGGATGTGCAGGCACAATACTTGCCGCTGGTCAGCAGTGACGTCAACGGCAACATAAGGGAGATATAGCATGACTTGGCCATCGATTTTACCCAACAGTGCTGCATTTGACGCAGATGCAGATTCAGTAGCGGCCAGCAGACCCGAACTCAAAAAGATGTCGGATGCTGTGAACACCATGGCCAGCAATGTGTTCACTGGGGGCAGTACCACAGGCACCATCACACCAGATGTGGCCAATGGCGAAATACAGCGCATCACACTCACAGGCAACATCACTATGAATGCTTTTGCCAATCCTGTTGCTGGTCAGCGTCTCATGATGATATTCAAACAACCAGCAGCAGGCCCCACATTTAATCTCAGCAGCAATATGCTGTGGGAGAATGGTTTGGAAAGTCTCACACAGATCAATGGCGCTGTGGACACTGCTGATATCTTTTTTGATGGAACCGACTACTATGCCAGAATAAATTTGGCACACGGTTCAGTAGAAGTGTATGCTATTTCAGTGAATCCTCTAAATGAAGATTTAGATGTGAATAATTTTAAGATTGTGAATAATGTGACCAATGGTCACATTCAATTGGAACCCAACGGCACAGGTGATGTGCAATTGACCACAGACACCGTGCGTGTGGGTGATTTAAATGCCAACGCTTTTATTACAACCAATGGCACTGGCAATTTGGTTTTAACCACAGGAGGATCAACACCGCCTAGCATAACACTGCAAACCAGCAATACAATTATTGCAGATAACGATATATTGATCACTACTGGCAAAAGCGGTGGATCACAAGGTCAGATATTTTTACAAGCAAACGCTCTTTACCTTGACACCAGAACTACTCTGCCAAACAGCATTAGTATCTCAACCGTAGGTGAATCATTAAATTTACAAAGTGGTGCACCACCAGGTGGCGGAACTGGGGGGCAAATTACATTATTTGCTAAAGACACTACCAACGGTAATATAACCATAGATGGCGGTCAAAGTATCACAGGCACGGGAGGCGTGATTGAATTAACCACTCAAGCTACAGGAGACATCAAATTAACTCCTAGTATCAATGCAACTATCAATTGCAGTGATAGGATCCTACGTCAGGTAGAATTCAAAGACTATGCAGAAACTGTGTACAATCAAGGCAATGTCACAGGATCATTATCCATCACAGTGGCCAATGGCAACACACAGCGCATGAGATTGACCGGCAACATCACATTCACAGGATTTGCGGATGCACGTGAAGGTCAGACTGTGACCTTGCTGATCACACAGGACGGCACTGGTGGAAGAACATTCACCGAAGGACTGGATTCGGCCAACCGCATGCTGTTTGCAGGTGGTGTCAGCACACTCAGCACAGGTGCCAATGCCATCGACATCATGACCATCAGTTACATTGGAGGCACCTATTTTGCCAGCATCAACAAAGGATATGTGTAATGCTGGGCGCTGCCAAACAAACTTCGCTGGGTAGAGTGCAAACCGAAACCAATGCTGCCTATGTGAGCACAGGATATGTGTCAGCGGATTATGTTCAAGATACTGATTAATATGTGGTTTAAAGCTGTAAAATCGCTCGTTTTTAGGGCAAAAGAATCATTGTGCGGTGCTTGTAATACAAGCGCCATAAATATCAAACAGAAGGAGTAAATTATGGCCTGGGCCACAGCAGCAAACGTTATCACTACCAATTTGGATTCCAACACAGATTCACCTGCAGCAGCACGTGTGGACATCAAAGCAGCACTGGATGAACTGATCATTGTGATCAACGGCAGAGGTCAAGTGAGTGGTGTGGCACCTTTGAATGCCAGCACCAAAATTGATGCCACTTACATACCAGATGAAATCAACAGCTCAGTGAGCACAGCACTCACATTGGATCCTGCCACTGGCAAAGTGTTGTTGGAAGAAATATT